GTGGTGGTAACGCAGCTCTACGCGCCACACGTCTTGCTCGGGGTTGTAGTTGTCCGGATCGGCTTCGTCGAAGCTGTCGCGACGCTTCCAGACGTTTTCCCAGTAGTCGAGCTTGTCGATGGCTCTGGCCTGTTCGGTCTTGTTGTATATCCCGAGCTGGACGCCACCAGCAGAGCCGAACAGGTAGGACTGGCCTTTGCCGTAGGTGGCGGACTCCAGCGTCCACTGAATTTCCTTGATGCCGGAGATATCACGGGCGGCGCGTGCGCGGCAGTGCATGCGGGCGACCAGATCGGCGGGCGGTTGCCAGCCCTGCAGGTCTAGCGCGAGGTGGACAGCGCATTGGTTGCGCTCGACGTTGGTCAGGACGTGGCTGGCGTAGTAATCCAGGCGTTCCTGCAGGCGCTCGGGGCAGAACTGGTCGATAGCATGCGGAGACACCTCGATTTTCAGGTGTGGCCCGATGTTCTCGATTTTGGCGTTGAAGTTCTTCACCAGCAGGATGATGCCCAGGTCAGCATTCTGCAGCTTGTACTGGTAGCCAGAATCCTTGCTGACGCGACCCGAGTGCCAACGCTGGCCAGCGAAATCGACGATGGTGCCGGGCTTCTCGAACAGGCACATGATTTCCGGGCGGATCAGGCCGCGATACAACTGGCGGACGGTATCGACGCTGCAGGCCAGGATTCGGACGTTGGAAAGGTCAGTTATCCGAGCGGTCATGCTGTCGAAAAACAGCCTACCGGTTGGGGTTTTCTTGAACTCACGATCAACGCGGAGTTGGTCTTTAACTGCCATTTTCTAATGCTCCAAATAGTGCCGAATCGACACGTTTAACCTTGGTTTATCTGACGTGCTACAGGGACGTCAGCGCCCGCGCGGCGGCGCACACGCGCGCTCGTGCCTCGCACGCAACCACGCCGCCGCGCATGGCGTTCCGTTGGTGTTCGCTCACAGGGCACCCTGATAGCCGCTCAGCGACGGCCAGGAGGAGCCAACGGGGGCGGTGGGAGAGGCCGGTTGTACGGGACGGGTGGCGGTCGCTTGGGCCGGTGGTTGCCCTGGCTGGACTTGGTACTGGTCGGCGATCTGGTCCGGCAGCCGATCAGGCTTCGCAGGATCGAACGCACCTTCTTCGACGTAGGCCATGCAGGCTTCAAAGGACACCACCGCTCGGGTGCCTTGCTGGGTGTTGCAGCGACAGCCATACACCTTGCCGTCGCGGTAGCCCAGGACAAGGCGCTTGTGATTCCTGGCCACCATCTGCTGATCGGTCGAGTACATGCAGGACAGACGCGGATAGGTCACCGGCCGGGTGATTTCGTCGTAGATCGGCGCCGAGCTGGGCACATCGGGAAGGCGTGGCACTCGCAGGGCGACGTACTCTTCAGGCGACAGCGGCGCGGCATTGCTGGGGGCTGGCTGTTGTGCCACGGGGTCGCCGGTCGGTGACGTGGCGCGCGCCTGTTCGACGGGGTCGGCCTGGGGCTTGGGCGGGGCTATGCGCCGTTCATAGATGCCGTAGCCGAAATAGCCGATACCGATGATGCAGGCGATAAAGACGAACAGCGCCCGGGGCGGCTTGAACTTCATGTGATGTTCGGAGCCTTCGGCGACGGACTGGTACACGCCGAAGTACTTCTTATCGAGCAGGACGCGGGTGGCCTGGCCGTCGCTGAAGTCGTTCTTCTTCTCGACGTCCATGTTTACGCGCTCGAATTCCCAGCGCTTGATGACCTTGCCCTTGTGGCCTCGCACGTAGTGGATATGCGAGTTGCAGAGCTTGCGGAAGTGGGTGTCGATCAGGCCGGGGTTTTGGGTGATGCAGTGCAGTTCATGGCCCCGGTGGCGCATGGTTTCCAGGGCGCTGGCATAGGCGGGGACGGCCGAGCCAGCAGGGCGCACACGGAAGAAGGTCTGCGCTTCGTCGATGACGATCATCGCGTTCTGTGGCAGCTCGTGCCATTTCTGCGGCTCGTCGAATTCTTGCCAAACGGCCTCGAGGACTTCGGCGTTGGGATCGAAGCCGCGGATGTTGTGGTAGTAGACCGGGCGGCCTTCTTTCGCGGCTTTGGCGTCTACTTCCTTGATGGTGTTCAAGGTCTTGCCGTTGCCCTGCAGACCTGTGCGCAGGACGAACATCAGCCACCTGCCTTGTTGAGCAGGGCAAGGCCGGTGATGGTGCCGGTGATACGGTCCATCCCGGCCAGCATCAGGCGAGCGATGACGGCGGCGATGATGATGTTGATGGCCACGTCGACCTTGGCCATGCCGAGGATGGCCGCGACGGGTGGCGGGATGGCGCCGAACAGGCCCTTGATATAGCCGTCTACGGTGTCGATCAGCTGACCGATACCGACATAGGCGACGTAGGCAAAGCCCAGGGAAGCCAGCGCCCGGAAGACCAGCCCGGAAACGATGGAGCCGAGGAAGGTGGCAAGCAGTGGTAGTAGTGGCATATCAAGACCCCTTGATTCCGCGTCCGATGGAGACTGCAAAGAAGATCGAAGCCAGGGCGACAATCAGCGGGCCGATGGCTTGGGCGAAGCGGCAGGCAGGTTCCCAGCTAAACGAGTAGCTGCGACCCATGACGGTAAGGCTCTGTGGTGATGGGCAGGACTGCGGCAGCCAACGGCCTTTGTTCACGGCTTCGGTGAACAGACTGCTGACGGCAATGGATTTCTCTTCAAGCTGGTAGTCCTCGCCGGCCAGTTCGGAGGCGATATCGCTACGGACCTGTTCGTCGTACTTCCATTGGCAGATCTGGTTTTTGTTGGCGCGCAGAATGGCGCACTGGATGACGTCGCCTTCGCACTTCAGCTCGGCATCACAAGCCTCGCCCTCGACGCTGGGTTTTACGCACTTGTTCGGATCGGTTTTGGGGTCGCACTCGCTGTCCCCGTCACCTTCGCCATCACCATCGCCGGTGCCATCCCCGTCGCCTTCGCCGTCCCCATCACCCTCGCCATCCCCTTCACCGTCGCCCTCGCCATCACCGTCACCTTCGCCATCCCCATCCCCGTCGCCGTCCTCACCATCGCCGTCTTCGCCGTCACCATCGTCGGGCGGGCAGACTTCGCCGATGCTGGGGTCGCACTCCTCAGGTTCATTAGGCACGCAGGTAGTACCGGACCATGAGTGGCCAGGGCCGCACTCCGGTGGTGGATCGGTTGGGTCAGTTGGGTCGGTGGGATCGGTCGGCGGGGTGCCGCCGGTGGGGTTGTCGCCGGGCTGGCATTCAGCCCCGGTGAAGGTGCCTACGCCCCAGCAAACGCCAGTGGTAGCGCCTTCGGAAACAGGCGCGCATTGCGAGGTGCCGAGGGCGATACGGCAACCGGCCTCGCAACCATGTTCGATAGGGCCAAGGCCGTTGAGGTCGGGGCGAAGCATGGACCAGGTGGTGCTTTGGCCTGCCTTGGGTTCGCAATTAACAGGAGGCGGCTCACAGGCACCAGTTTGCTGATTGTAGATATCTGGATCTGTACAGCCAGTACCACGCCGATCAGCAACGTTGCCTGTCCAATACAGGGAGGAATCAGGGCGACGAAGCTGGATATAACAGTAGTAACCACGGCCATCAGCCGTATATCTGTAATCAGTGGAAACTAAAGAATGATTAGTAGTGGAAAGATAGTGATCCTTGTTAGCAGAGCAAGCAGCGGCAAAGCTAGGGTAATGAATCTGCCCTGGGGGATATGAAATTACCCAATAATAATCTTCAGCCTGAGTTAGCCCCGAGTAAGACCCTGCCGAAACAATTAGCAGAGCCAGCGCGATATAAAAGCGTGTCCGGCGCATCTCAAACCCGCCCAAAGAACAGAGCCCAGAACGCCATGACGATGATGATGGTGGTCAGCATGTTGGCGTCCATGAAAAGCCCTTATGTGAAAAAGCCCGATAACGAGTTACCGGGCTGGTTGGTTGCAGCCGGCCTTACAGCGCGCGGCGGATGAACTTGAAGGCGGCGATCGCGATGATCACGCCGAGGACGATGCCCGCGACCTCGACGCCATCGACCTGCGCATCAGTGAGGGCAGTGGTCACGCCGGCCGGGAGGGCGGCGTGGGCTTGCTGCATGGCCAGCAGGCCAACAGCGGCGGAAGCACCGAGCGAGCGGCGCAGGACTTTCAGGTTTTGCATGGGTGTGTCTCCTACAGGTTGAGTGCCTTTTTCAGCACGAGAGCGCCGAAGACGATGGCGAACAGCACCAGGGCGTGTTCGCGGATCTGTGCATGGTCTTCAGCGGTTAGCCCGGTCGGGCTTATCTCACTGAGCGCGACGGTAGAGAGGGTGCCGACACAAACCGGGGTCTGGCCTGCGCTCTCCCATACGCCGTCGCACACAATGAAATTCATGGCGCCCCCTTACTCCGCCAAGCTGGGGTCACGAATGACCTCAGCCATGGCGATGCAGTCGGGGCAGATCACGAGGTCGGGCGCCGTGTTCAGATCGGGCAGCAGGTCGGGCTGGGGGGCGGACTGGTTGTAGAGCTGGCCCAT